TGCATGGTCGGAACAATCGTCACAACAAGCCTCTACAATTTCTTCAATGTCTTCAAAAATAGGTTGTTGTTCGTTTTCCATCCAATCATCATGTAGAGAAGCCTCTACCTTGTTTCCACTTCTCCATTGTCGGCAAGACCAATAACCGGGTGTAGTACGGTCTTTCTTTTCGGAACAATTATGACGGTCACGGAAAGCCTTTCTACGCTTAGGGTCGTCACGCTTAATCTCCATGTTTGGGTCGCCAAAGCGTACAATAACTACTCTACCGGATGAGTTTTGAACATAGACAGCAAATTTCTTTTTACCGCCCGATGTGCGAAAAGGTTTGTTTAGAGTAACCTTTTTACCTTTGTATTCTGCGGCAATCGCCGGTAAAATATCGTTATCCATATGTTCAGCACCTTTGGTTTGACTTTTAATCATTAGCCAAGTTTCCATATTTCTTTAGAACCGTTTCTAATATGCTTAAATGTTTTTTCGCCCATAATGTTTCTAACATCAGGAAACCAATTAACTTTTTTGTAACCTAAGCGTTCAACCACTTTAGCCAAATGTGGTAAAGTAGAGTCTTCAATAGGATTGAGAACAGTTACTTTAGGTATATCTTTTAGGTGTTTTGAATTGTTTCTTGCGTTTAGTAGATAAGAATGAAGGCCGTGTGTTCGCCATTCTTTACGAACATAAGTATTACCCACTAATACAAATTTGTTTTTGTTGTTTTCTTTTATAGTTAAAGAACCGGTATAAGCAACGGCTTCACCGTTAATCATAAGAACCCAATAAACCATTTTATCAAACATTTTAGGATAACCTTTTTCGGATGCTAAAGGTAATTGTTTTCCCCATAATTCGCATAGGTCTTCGTGCATTAACACAAGATTAACGCAAATTGAATCAACAAACAAAGCCATTAAATCACTTTTCTTCTGGTAATTTTTCGGCCATCTTATGAACAGGAGTTAATTTAACAATGGTTTCCTTATGCTTTTCAACAACATGTTCGTGTTTTTGTTCGGAAGTAAGCATAGCCTGTTTGTGAATCTGTTCGGATTTTTCCATAGCAATTACATGCTCTTTCTTCATAGCGTCTCGAATCCGTTCGTGTTCCATTTCAACACCCATGTTATCAATTTCAATAGCCTGTTCGGATTCCCACATACGGAGAACAGTCATAAGAGCAGGAACAGCAACACCGCTAATAATTGCTAAAAGTGCGATAAACCCATCAAGGTTCATTAAAACGACATCAGGTTTCCAAATACCCATAGCCACTACTGAACCTGCGGCGAGAAGCCATAAGTAAATTGTTGGCAAAACCGTTCGCTTTACCATTCTGTCGTTAAATGTATCTTCTTTATTCTTCATCTTTATTCCCCTCTTGTTGGTTGGTTCTTGGCAATTCGCCCATATTTACTTTTGGTTGAGTGTCTTGCCTAAGCGCACCGTCTTTTGTCGGTGGTTGCTTTATTATCTCAAGTGATTCATTAAGGGTTAGTATTCCTGCTTGATAACCCATAACTGCTCTCTTCATCATATCGAGTGGTGATTCTTCTGCAACAGAATCAAATTCAAATTCTGGTAAATCCGACATTTTATGCTCAATACCAAGTAATTCAAGGTGTTTTGAAAACAATTTCATAACTTCTTGCTTAACAACATACTGCAAACGACGAATTGCTGTGTTAGCCCACATGTTTGCGTTGTATGTTGCGGCAAAAGTAGAACCTTTTTCTTGACCTGCGGCTACACGGGGAACATGTAAAACGGCGGCGATATTTGCGCCAACCATATCAAGGAAACCTGAATTGTCAGGAACAGCGTTATTGAGGTCTACATGGTGCAATTCTACATAGGATGGTAGAATGGGCATTTGGTCGCCACGAAGCCCTTCAAACAGCGTTATAACATCATCCATGATGGTGTTTAGCCGTTCTGCTTGTTCGTCGGGGTCTACAATGTGTTCTACTGCCGATTTGTCAATAGTAATAAATTGTTTTGTCAAAGCATCTTCGAGTGCTATGCGGTTGTTCATGCTGTTGTATTTGGCTCGGATGGCTTGCTTGAGAGAAGTGAAACGAGATGCGCCCCATACTCCGTATGTCCTGCGTAACTTAATGTCGTCAAACCAATGAGAACGGTAGTCAATACGAAAGTGCATTATTTCTGCTTTAGGGAATACCATAGGGTCAAGACCTTGTTCTCTTAGGATGTAGTAATCGTTTGACATAATCGGGTTGTTTTCGTTAGCAGTAAACGGCATACCGGAAGCCCCTCTTTTATCAACAATGCTAATTTGTTTAATGGGTAAACTTTGAACATCAGTAATACCAACACCTGCTCTACCCACTAATTTGTTAATGTCGTTTCCATATACCATGAGGTTTCTCATAGCGTTAATTAAGAAATCGTCAAAGTCAAATGACTCAATCATTGAGTTAATTGCTGTGCGAATACTATTGTTTTTTGCTTTTTTCATATCAATTTTGAAAGCGTTGGCTGTCAATGCAACCGAACGAACAGCACCATTTAATTCTGGGTCTAACTTAACCATGCTATCGAACAAATCAAATTCGTTGTCAAAATTAGTATCTGCCTGAAATTTTTCTGTTTCTTGAAATATGCTTGGTAAACCTGCGGCTACACTTAGCGAAACATTTGACCCAACTCTTTGAACAGGTTGTTTTTCGGCAACAACAGCCTTAGAACGAAAACGGTCAAATACTCCCATATTTTACGGGTGTTAGTGGTGGTTTATCAATTATTGCCACGATTTTTTACTTTTTTTACAATTCCTCGGCAGACATACAACCAAAAGAAGCATTCAAGCACAATAAGAATGAATGCAATTGAGCCGGTGTAATTGTAGTTAAGGGCCATATGCGGTATTCCTCCTGTATCATAATAAGGCATTATGATATTTGACTCATAACCATTAGTGTTTGTTGATTGTTTGTATTCCTTGTTAATTTGTAAAAAGAATAAACCGACGCACTGTGTTATAATAGTGTTAATTATTTTATTGTTTCAAGGGCATTTAAGAAAAGTAGTTATTATACACACTTAGGAATAGCAGTATGGGCCGTTCTTCACCTATGAAACAATAAAAGAATTATCTAAAAACGATACATAGCGTAGCATTTAATTCTTTTTACAACCTACTACATAATAAAATTATAAACGCTTATAAGGGGAGGGGCTTAGGAACATTTAATGCGCGCCCCACCTAACTACGGTCACGACTTAATCATAGAGTTTTTTGACGCAAACAAAAGCGTTTTAGAAAATGCTCGTATGTTACACGACATGGATAACAAAAAGTCTGTAAAAGGTTGGGAAATGAGTATTGTAAGAATGAAAAACACTTGTTTACAAGACAATTGTTCTTGTGGTGTTAGTGTTGAACCCACATTATCAAAAGAAGAACAGGCTTTTGCAGAAAAAGTGCCGGAGTCTTACTTTTACGACCAAGTTAATGACGAATACTTTACTTTCCTTTCTACTGCCAACACTATGATTAAGGTTTCAGGCGATAAACATAGGGCTATGAAAACCGCGTATAGTAGTATGGTTGGTAAACCTGCTTCAATTAACGAGGTCTGTCGAGAGTTTGGTATTCCGCGAGCGTGGTTTGACGAATACCGCCGACGGCATGGTTGGACTCACGACATGGATATTTACACTGATGAACAAGTTGCCGAAGGTAGTGTTGAACAATTAGTTGAGGATTTAGTATTGAAGCGACGGCATGAAATACATAAGAAGTTTGAAAGTCGCAAGTGGAAAGAAATTGAAGGTGACGCAGACAAATATCGTATGTTTGAGACTAATGTTCTTGCTGATTTTAGAAATCTTATACAAGAAAAAGCGTCAAGTGTCTCTCAATTGGCATTACCTGTAAGTACCGACCCATTCTCTCTTGTTATCAGTCCAACGGACTTTCATTGGGGAAAATACGGTTGGGTAGATGAGGTCGGAGAAACATACAATTTTGAAGAAGCCAAATCTCGACTGATGGGTAAGACTCAAGAATTGATTAGCCGCCTTTACAGTAAACCGGAACAAATTATTATTTCTACCGGTAGCGATTGGTTTCATGTTGATAATGATGCGGGAACAACAACAAGAGGAACGCCTCAAGACATGTATGGTTCTCCTGCGGAAATCCTAATGACCGGTTGTAAATTGGCGCGTGAACACATTGACTTGCTTAGGCAAGTTGCGCCTGTTAAGGTAGTCTTTATGCCGGGTAATCACGACCGTATGAGTGCTATTTCTCTTATGATGTATCTTTCGGCTGTGTATGAAGACTGTGATGATTGTGAAGTTATAGTATCTCCCGCTTCCCGACAATATGTTGAATACGGTAATAATCTTCTTGGATTTATTCACGGTGACGGTGCTAAAAACCTTGAAGAGTTAATGTCATGCGAACAACGCGAGTTATGGGGTAAGTGCGAACACCACACTTGGTTTCACGGACATTTGCACCACCGCAAGGTTTTAGAAAGCAAAGGTTGTGTTATTATCCAATTACCATCTTTGGCAGGACATGACCGATACCACGCTCGACAAGGTTACACTACATCTAAAGCAGGTTTAGCCGCACACATTATTGACAAAGAAAAAGGAATTATAGGTTCTATGTTTGCCCCTGTCGGTGAGCATTGATGCCTCACAAACCTTTACATAGACAATTAAGAAAGTGTATTGAATGTGGCTATCAAGCAGAAGTCTGTTATACAAGTCACAAAGTCTGGGATTCAATAAACAAAAAAATGCGTTATTGCGGTATGATGAGGGTTTTACGGTGAGAGAAGCAGTATTTTGTGAAGCCTGTGGTTGGGCGAGTAAATATATGATGAGGGCAAAGGCTTTAACAAGAGTATGTCCGTATTGTGGAATGCGCTCGCTTAAACCGCAGTAGATGATACTATGTATAATATAACAAAAACCGTATTCTGGCAAATTCCTATCGAAAATTATGTGATGTCCTATGTCAAGTATAAAACGAGCATTAGCGTTTGAAAGAGCAAGATACGATGTTCAATACTTTTACAGATGGCTTGGTTATTCTTGGGGCGACCATATAGGCAAGTGGATGGATTTATACACTGATAGGAAGGGTAGCCATGTTCACCGTGTATGTATTATCGCGCCTCGTTCGCATAGCAAAAGCACAACCCTTGGTGTTAAGTTATTGCATCAATGTCTTTTCGAGAAGTTTAACGGTAATCCTTTACAGGTTTGGTTATTTAGTGCAAGTCGTGATACTGCTATTAGACGACTTAGTGAAATAAGAGCCGACTTAACAAAGCATCCTGAATTGTCTCGATACCTCGATACAAAGCGTGGTGGTAAAATTGAATTGTATTTTACAAACGGTGCAGTTATTCGTTGTTCCTCGGTAGGTTCTGCTATTCGTGGTGAGCATCCGGCTGTTATTGCTCTTGACGATGTTTTGCTTGACGCTAAAAAAGAAATGAATAATGAGCAGTTGCGCCATTGGTTAAGAAAGGTTGTTATGCCTATGCTTGACCCCGGTTCATCTATTTACTGTGTAGGCACTCCTATGGCTATGACTGACCTTTACCATACAGAAATGTTAGACAACACTCAATGGAAGAGTGGTACATGGTCGGCATTCCCTAATTGGGATGAAGAAAAGCATGACCCTAAAAATTTGATAGCATTATGGCCGGAGTTTAGACCGACTGAATTTTTACTTGAACAACGAGAGTCTATGGGTGCTTTAGAATTTGCTCAAGAATTGCTTTGTCAAGTGATAGATGACGACTCGGCAGTATATCCCCGTAAGTATACCCGTAAAAATATGGATTTAGACCAAGTGCTTGATGTAGAAAAGCGTGACAATTGCAGGTATGTTGTTGGCTTTGACCCTTCGCAGGGATTAGGAAAGGACTACTCGGTTCTTTGCGCTGTTCGACAAGAAAGTAATGGTGATTTAGTAGTCTCAAACATATGGCGAAGGAATGACTTTCCTCCTGACAAGCAAGCAGATGTCATAGGTGAATGGTGTAAACGATACAGTGCGCCATTGGCCGCAGAAGATGTTGGGTTTCAACGGTTGTTTAAGTCGCTGTTGGAGGCTAAGGGTATCGGTGTTGATTACAGGGAAAGTAAAGTTAGCAACAAGGGTTTAAAACAGGCTTTGTTAAACAGGCTTCGAGTTTGGTTTGAACGGGAAAAGATTGTCATTCCCTATGGTGATGATAAGACCCGACGAA